TGAGTTAGCTCGCCTCGCCCCGTCGTATCCAAATAACAAAGTACACCGAACAAATGCTGGTCATACTGTTGAATATGACAATACCGAGGGCTCAGAAAGGATTCAAATCACCCATAAAGACAATCATATCATACGTTTGACAGGTTCTGAAATAGAATTTGTACATAAATCCGGGACCATTATAGAGATATTAGAAGATGGAACAATCAAATTAGACAGTGTAAATGATACTATACAACTGTTTGGTAATACATCTATTACAGGTACATTAGATGTTTCCGGGGCCCAGACAAACAATAGTACATTAACAGTAGAGGGTAACCAAACAAATAATGGTACATTAGATGTATCTGGTAATATAACAAGTGGTGGTAGTATAACAGATAGTGATGGAGATGGTGGTGCTTAAAGGGATTTACAAATCTTTTCTTTTATGTTATAATGCCGCGGGGGTTTACAAATGGCCGAATATATGTTATAATATGTATACCCTTATAGTGTATATCCGTACATCTTTTTATAGAATTTCAGAGGGGGCCCACTTTAAGTTTTTTGAGAAAATGTCCTCCCCCCTTCCCCCCTGGGCTAGTATTCCGGTACCAAAGATCAAAGAATCCCCTTTACGCGTATAAATAGATCTATGGCTAGCAGTTTAATACAATCAGACTATAGGATCAGCGGAAAGGAAGAGCAATCAAAGGTTGTTTCGAAGAAGAAGCCTTGGCGTGATTTAGATCTTGGTCTCACTGTACATCCTATACGTAAAGACATTATACCATTGAAAGATGATGCAGCTATAAAGAATGCAGTACGTAACCTTCTTGTAACCAATGCATATGAGAGGCCTTTTCAGCCCTCACTTGGTGCTAACCTGAAGGGATTCTTATTTGAACCAGGTGATGCTATTACACGTATTAATATAAAGAACCGTGTATCACAGACATTGAAGAGACATGAGCCACGTATAGCAGTAACAAAGGTTGATGTGATTGATCGTACTGAACAGAATGCTTATCAGATCAATGTCTCTTATACTATAAAAGAATATGATACACAAGAGAACGTACAGATAATACTACGAAGGTTAAAGTAATATGGCAACAAATTTAAATGTAACAGAACTTGATTTTGATGATATCAAACAAAATCTGAAGAACTATCTCAAGCAACAGTCACAGTTTAATGACTACGATTTCGACGGCTCTGGCCTATCAGTCTTACTTGACGTCCTTGCCTACAACACTCATTACAATGCTCTCAATGCACACTATAGCTTAAATGAAGCATTCTTAGACTCTGCACAGATCAGAGGTAATGTAGTCACAAGAGCAAAGCTCTTAGGATATGTCCCGCGCTCGGTCCTCAGTCCAAGAGCCCAGGTGAATCTTGTAGTAGATGTATCAGCTGAAGTCGGCGTCAAGCCCTCAGTCTTATCATTGCCGCGTGGAACCAAACTGAATACAATTGTAGATGGAGAAGAGTTTCAGTATGTGGTATTAGAAACACAGCAAGCAACACTAGTAGGTAACACCTATACATTTTCAAATGTGACAGTTGTTGAAGGTAATATCCGTACACTCAAATACCGTGTAGACAATGATATCGAAAACCAAAAATTTCAGCTTTCCGACCTCAATGCAGATACGTCGTCGCTTCGTGTCCGTGTACAAGAAAATGAAGAGAGCACAAGTTTCGACATCTATACAAAATTCGAATCACTCAAGAACGTTGATGCTACCAGTAAGGTATACTATATCCAGGAAAACAGTTCAGGATACTATGAGGTGTTCTTTGGAGATGGTGTCACAGGCTTTAAGCCCTCAAATAACAATATCGTCACACTCGACTATGTGATCACAGGTGGTACAGAATCAAACGGTGCAAGTGGATTTACAGTTTCAGATAGTATTGGTGGATTTGGTAATGATCTTGCTACTGCAACAACAGTTACAAATTCTGCTGGTGGTTCAGATCAGGAAACAACAGAAAGTATTCGATTCAATGCACCATTAACATTTACAACACAAAACCGTGCGGTCACCTCAGAAGACTATGCCGCTATTATTAAGAAAGAGTTTTCAAACATCGACTCTATATCCACATGGGGTGGTGAGGACAATGATCCACCAGACTATGGCAGAGTGTATATTGCTATTAAACCACTTCTTTCTGAAACACTTACAACTGCAGAGAAGACAGATATCACAGGCGCTATCCTCAAAGGAAAGAACGTGGTGTCAATTACACCACAGATTGTTGATCCAAACTTCACATACTTAGAGATTGATGCTGCATTTAAGTACAATCCAAATCTCACAGACAGAAGTTCAGTGGAGCTACAGAGTGTAGTGAGAGATACAATTTCAGACTACAACTTCAATAACCTGAACAAGTTCGATGGTGTGTTTAGGCATTCACAGCTCACCAGAGCAATTGACAACTCTGATCCAGCAATATTGAATACAATTGTGAGACCACGTATGTTTCAATATGTGACACCAACACTTGATTCAAATGGTAATGTAGATCTTCAGAACCATACAAAAACTTTTGTAGCTCCTTTCTATCAGTCAGGACAGTCAACAAAGTTTATTCTCACATCAACTGCATTTGGTCTAGCAACTGATCCAAATACAGAACACTTCTTTGGTGATGAACCAATTGCAGGATCAACAGAAAGAAGAGTTATAGTTTATAAAGTTGTAGGTGGACAAAATGTAACAGTGATTAGTGATGCAGGAACAATATATCCAGCACAAGGAAAGATTGTTCTCCAAAGCTTTAGACCAAACAATACAACAGCAATTAAGATTACAATCTTACCAGACAGTTTAGACCTAGCTCCAAAGCGTGATCAGCTCATAGCAATTGACAACAACTTTGTTGTGATTACTCCAGAGATTGATACAATCGCAGTTGCTGGTTCTTCAGGTTCAATTACATATACAACAACATCGAGATTTAAGTAATGGCTCATAAGACATCTCTATCCCCAGGTGTAGTCGAATTAGAAAATTCAACTCTTCACACCACCAAAGAGGATATCCGTTTAGACCAGCTGATACCAGCTGACATTCTCCAGGATAGAGATAAGCTTAGAGATTTCTTAGAGGCATACTATGCGTTCATGAATATGGACGAGTTTATCTATCAGGAGACTGAAAGCTTTTCTGACGTTGTATTAGATAATCTTGCAAGATTTCGTATACCAGATCCAAACAATGAGAACAATCGATTCTTTACAGATGAAACTGGTGCAGACTCTACACTCGTTCTGACAGCACCAAATGGTACAACAACAAATATAACATTAAATGATGTTAATGTTTCAATTACAAATGGTAATGAACTACCAGGATCTCTTGCAGAATCAACATCAGAAATAGGTAAGACATTTGCTGTTCTCAACTTGAATGGATATAATGGTTATACAGCGACACTCACAACAATTGTAAAATACTGGGTAGGTCCAGGTCCATCGTGGGTCATGAATAACATCGAGAAGGCAATGGACATAGATTCCAATGAGACTAATTATTTAGAACTCATGCAGAAAGAAATTGCTGCAGCTATTCCAAGAGATGTTACTGTAAATAAAAGAAATCTTTATAAGCGTATTATTGACTTCTATAAGCTCAGAGGTTCAGCAGATAGTATTGAGATCTTTTTTAGATTGCTCTTTAATGAACCAGTAGAAGTTGAATTTCCTTACAATGAAACCCTTATCCCATCATCTGGAGATTGGGATCAACCAGCAGAGGTTACATCTGTAGTCAATGGCGCAGTATCAAGTAGTACAACAGTGGTTATTGATACAGCTGATGAGAACATTAGGCTTTCATCTAAATTAGTAGTTGATGGATTATATACTCGTGCAGATGATATTCGTGTATCAGGTATTAGTGGTACAACAATTACACTTTCTGATCCAGTTACACTATCAGACAATCAAACAATTACATTTGTACCAAGAGGAACATATTTAGATAACAAAGGATTCCTATCATACAATATTAAGTTACAAGATAGTTTAAGATATCAAAAATTTAGTTATCTCATTAAGACAGGTAAGAACTTATCTGATTGGGAATATGTTTATGATAAGTTAGTACATCCTGCAGGATTTATCTATTTTGCAGAGATTCTTATTTTCTTAGAATTAGTTGACTCAACATTAACAGCAGCTCTTAACCTAGCTTCAATGCCACAGACACAACCTGGTGTTATAGGACCAGAAGATATTCCACTACTCGTGGAAATGTTTGCTTCAACATTCTTACCAAGTACACAGGCATTCATACACAAGACTGGTACACTTTCACTTGAATTAAAGAATGGTGTTATATCAGGTTCTACAATTACAAATGCAGGAAGTGGTTATATAACATATCCTACATTTGATGGTAGTAGTTCTAGTATAATAAATGTATCAAATAATACAATTCAATTAACAACTGCTCATCAAGAAAGTTTATTAGTAGGTTCAAAAGTCACATATAGTTCAGGTGGAGGAACTGTAATTGGCGGCTTAGTTAATAATACTCAATATTATATTGTATCATCAACTGGTGGAAAAGTAAAACTTTCTGAAACATCAGGTGGTTCTGAAATTGATATTACAAGTGTTGGTAGTGGAACATCACATACAATTACTAAAGAAATAATTACTACAAGCGATTCTGGTACACCGTCAGGATTTACAACAGCGATATTAAGTAATACTTTTACTAATGGTTCTCTTTCAAGTATTACAATTACTGACGGTGGAGAGGATTATAATATTCCAGTGGGTACAGTAGCTGCTCCACCAAGAATACAATTTGATGGAAGTGATGATGAAGTTCTTGGTGTTGGTATTGTTAATATTGCAGATGATACAATTAAATTAACAACTGCTCAAGCTGCAGCATTACCAATCGGTGCAAAAGTTACTTATGATTCAGGAGGAGATCTTGCAATTGGAGGTTTAACAACAGGGAATGAATATTATATTGTATATAATACAAACGATGAGGTCAAACTTTCTTTAACATCAGGTGGTAGTGTAATTGATATTACATCAGTTGGTGGTGGAACAGATCATGGATTTACTGGTGAAACAGCAACAATAACCTTCACTAAAACAGATGGAGAATTAAAATCAGTTACAATTGTAGAACCAGGATTTGGATATGCAAGTGCTCCGTCAATATCATTTAGTGGTATTGAGCAATCTCTTGGAAGTGGAGTGAATCCTTCAGTTACTATAGGAATAGATTCTAATGGTAGATTAGACGTAGATGATATTACAATTAATAGTACTGGTGGAGGTTGGACATCATTGTTCGCAACAGTTGCAGCTAACTCAAACGCTGGAAGTATAGCTTCTATATCTCTAGCAGGATTAGCTGATAAGAATTATACAACTGCACCAACAATTGTATTCCCACAACCAACAGCAAAGGATGCACTAGGTAATCCTTTAAGTTCAAATGTATTAGCAACTGCAGTATTTAATCTTGACTCAAACGGTGAGATAACAGGAACAAGTATTACTAATGCTGGTAGTGGATATGTAAATGATCCTTTGGTTAGGATTGGAAGTGCAGTGCAGAATGAAACAAGAGTAGCAGATCAACAAGAGGTATTAATACTTAGCTTAAACCATGAGATGTATGATCCTTACAATGGATTTAACTATAGTAACTTCCAAACAATAGCAAACAATGATTCATTCCAGAGAAAGGGTACAGAAAACTTCTTCTCTTCAGCAAGGATATATAATACTAATCAAACAATTGAGTTTTTAGGTAGTAATCAAATCCAAACTATCGATTCAACTCTTATAAATAAATATAATACGAGAACATTCGTACACATTGAATAATAAAGGAAAACAATTATGGCAGCAATAGTAACATCAAATTTTAGAGTTCTAAATGCGAATAACTTTAAGGAAGATGTAGCAAACAATGTAGTTTATGTCTCTATTGGTAAATCAGATGTATGGTCATTAACGACATCAGATACAACAGACACAACTCCATTCACACCTAATGATCATTTAGATGATCTAGGAGAAGCAAGATCAAACCTAATGGGATTGAAAAAAGTTGCTTCAAGCGATCTTTCACATGTTGTACCAAGATATACATGGACATCAGGTAATAGTTACGTAGCATGGGATTCAGACGATGCATCAATTTTCGATAAAGCATTTTATATCGTCACATCAGAGTTTAAAGTATATAAGTGTATTAAAGCAGGAGGTGGTGCTTCAAGTATTCAACCTACTCAAACACTTACAGATCCACAAGCAGAATCAGATGGATATACTTGGAAATACTTATATACAATTTCAGTAGCAGATGCTGAGAAGTTCTTAACAAATAGTTATATGCCTGTGAAAACAGTATCATTAAGTGCAGAAGGAGTGGTTGCTGCCACTACATCTTCAAGTACAACAGTGGTTCTAACAGGAGCTAATTTAGATATTACAGTTGGTATGACAGTATCAGGTTCAAATGTTTCTGGTACACCAACAGTATCTGCAAGAACAGGAAACACATTAACACTTTCTGCAGCTCAATCATTAACAGCAAATGATATACTTACATTTGCATTTGCTTCAGATTCAGATGCTGAAACATCATTAACAGAAGCAGATTTTGCACAATATCTAAACCAAAAAGCATCAAGAGATTCTTCAACTGCTGGTGGTATTGAAAGAATTGAAGTGACTGCAGGTGGTACAGGTTATACATTAGCACCAACAGTTACAATTACTGGTGATGGTTCAGGTGCAACAGCTACAGCTACAGTTTCTGCGGGAGCAGTTACAGCAGTAACCATTACAGGTAAAGGAACAAATTATAGAGTTGCAGATATTACTTTCTCAGGCGGCGGTGGATCCGACGCAGGAGCAAGAGCAGTTCTTGCACCTAAAGAAGGACATGGAGTAAGCCCAAGAGATGAGCTTGGTGGATTCTTTATGTCATTAAATGTTTTATTAGACGGTGCTGCAGGTTCTGGTGATATTACAGTAGGTAATGATTTCAGACAAATCATGCTTATGAAAAATCCAAGAGTCTATAATGCAACACCATTAGCAGGTGTGATTGCTTCTGCTGACACATTAAAGGCAACAAGTTATTTAGACTTTGATTCTGCAGTTGATGTAACTGATTATACAGTTGATGAACTTCTTGTTGGTCAAACATCAGGCGCACAAGCATACGTAGTTGAGATTGATTCTGTTAATGGATATATACATTATCATCAAAATGATAAAACTGGTTATACATCATTTACCGATGGTGAAGATGTACAAGGACAAACAAGCACTACAACAGGAGCTCTGGAATCTGCAAGTGCAGTAGGTAATCCTGAAGTTGATAGACAAAGTGGTGAGATACTCTTCTTAGAAAATAGAGATCCAATTAATAGAACAACAACACAGATTGAAGATATTAAAGTTATATTAGAATTCTAATATAGGAAAAATTTATGGCAACAACAGTAGTAAAAAATTATAACGTAGCTCCATACTATGATGATTTTGATGAATCAAAAAATTATCATAGAATTTTATTTAAACCTGGATATTCTGTTCAGGCAAGAGAATTAACACAGTTACAAACCTCACTTCAAGCTCAAATAGATCGATATGGTCAATTTGCTTTTAAAGATGGATCAAGAGTTATTAATGGTAAAGCTACTCTCAATGTTGAATATGATTTTATTAAAATTGAATCAGCATTTACACATTCAACACAAGGTGCCTTAAATACTGATTCATACCTTGATGATTTTGTTGGCACAACAATTACAGGTACTGCAAATACTACAAATCAGGTTACTGCAAAAGTATTAGCAGTAATTGCATCAGAGAGTTCAGATCCTAATACACTGTATATTAAATATGATTCTGCTGGTGGAACAAATCGTACAGTACAAAAATTTGTAGCTGGTGAAGAGTTTGTTTCAGATGCCGGTTCACCTGCCTATGGTATGGTTGGTGGAGGAAGTAACATTGATGGAAGTAATACAGCATCATCAATTACTGATCCAGTAGGTCAGGGTTCTGCAGTAAACATTGAAGAAGGCGTTTACTTTATTGCTGGTTCTTTTGTTTATGTTCCAGCTGGAACTTTAGTTCTTGACAAATATACAAACACTCCAAATTATATTGTTGGTTTAAAAGTTACACAAAATACTATATCATCTGATAATGATACTGATCTTGTTGATAATGCTCAAGGATCCCCAAACTATTCTGCACCAGGTGCCGATCGATATCAAATTACAACAACACTCATCAAGCAGGATCCAGACCTTGCCAATAGAACAGAAGATAGTTATATTACGCTATTAGTTATTGAAGATGGTAAAGCAAGAATAGATAAAACAGATAAAAATAATGATACTGAACTAACAGAAAGACTTGCAAGAAGAACATACGAAGAATCAGGTGACTATTCAGTTAATCCATATCAATTAAATGTCAGACAACATTTAGATGATGGAAGTAATAATGGTTATTTAACTGCCGCCAATGGAGGTGATGGAGATAAACTTGCAATTGGTGTTGAACCAAATGTTGCCTATGTAAAAGGTTTCCGTGTAGAAAATACTACAACAAAATATGTTGAATTAGATAAACCTCGTGGAAACGATGCAACAAGAGATGTAAACCAAGAGCAATTAACTCTCAGTGTTGGTAACTACATTAAACTCGAAGATGCAAATCTAGCTGGTATTCCTGATATTAACACCTTTGATACCATTGACTTACATAGCTCAGCTAATGGTGGTGGATCAGTAATAGGTACGGCAAGGGTAAGAGGATTTCAAAGATTTGGGGTTGATGACAATAGACTTTGGATTTTTGATATTAGTATGTCGGGATCAAATACATTTAGTTCAGTCGCAAGTGTTGTATGGGTTGATGGTTCAACCATTAAGTTTATAGGTAATTTAGAAACCACAACAATTTTTAATGGTGGTAATAGTAGTTTAGTATATGCATTGCCTTATAGTGCTACAAAAACATTATACGATCCATCAAATCCACTACAAGTAAATACAAGTTATACTGTAAAACAAAATCTAATTACAAATGCAGGAACAGCAACATTTCAGCTAGGTCAAGGAGATTTTACAAATGCATCTGCCGTAATAGCCGCAATAGTACCAACATCGGGTTCATGGGGAAGTGCAACTGCAGGCGTAGCATCGGTATCAATAAGCGGAGATACAATTACCTTTACTGAAGTTGCTGGTAGGGTTTTAAGTTCGAATCCATTAACAGGTTCAGAGCAAATTGCATTTGTTGCTGATGTTGCAAAAGCTGGTTTAACACAAAAACAAAAAAATAAAACAACAGGAGCTACAGCAAGTGGTACACTAACTAATAATGAACTTTCATTAGGTAAAGCAGACATTATTAAAGTTACCTCAATTGTTGCTGGAAGTACAGATGTTACAGATAGATTTACATTAGATAATGGTCAAAGAGATAATTATTATGATGTTGGTAAAGTAATTTTAAAAGGTGGTCAATCAAATCCAGGTTCAATTACCGTTACATTTGATTATTATACTCATCAGGCTGGTGATTACTTTACAGTTGACTCATATCCAACAGCTGATTATGAATCAATTCCATCATTCAATGGCATTAATGGAACAATACAATTAAGAGATGCAGTAGACTTCAGACCAAGAAAAGATGATGCTGGTGCAAACTTTACTTCAACAGGTGCTTCTGTAACAGATATACCTGCTGATAGTTCATTATTCAGATCAGACATTACACATTACTTACCAAGAATTGATAAGTTATTTGTATCACGTAAAGGTGAGTTTAAAATTGCAGTGGGAGTACCATCAGAAACTCCTAAAGCTCCAGAAGTACCAGATGATGCTATGGCATTATATGATCTTCGTTTATCTCCTTATGTTTTTACTCTTGATGGTATTAAACCAAAAATAGTAGATAATAAACGATATACAATGCGTGATATTGGATCACTTGATAAAAGAATTAAAAACCTAGAATACTATACATCACTTTCCTTATTAGAACAAAGTGCAGCAGATTCTGAATTATTTGATGGTAGTGGATTCTCAAGATTAAAGAATGGATTTATTGTTGATGGATTTACAAATCACAATGTTGGTGATGTATCAAATCCAGACTATAAAGTTTCAATTGATAGAAAAGCAGGTATCTTAAGACCTAAATTTGATGAACGAAGTGTTAATCTAATTAGAAAAGCAGGTGATACTGGAACAGCAGTTAAAAATGGTTCTATTGTTTCAATGCCACATACTGAAACAAATTATATCAATCAACCATATGCATCTACATTCTCAAATGTTAATCCATATAATGTATTTAGCTGGGCAGGTACAATTGAACTTTCTCCAGAATCAGATGAGTGGAAAGAAGTAGATAATAGACCAGCAATTATAGTAGATGATTCATCACAATATGAACAATTTAAAAGAATGGCTGAAGAAGCTGGAATTCTTGGTACAGTATGGAATGAATGGGAAACAAACTGGATGGGAGTTGATGTATCTGAACAAACATCAACAACTGGTGGTGGAAGAAGACCTGGAAGATTCTTTGATGAAGATTTCTGGTGGCAACCAGAGAATCAGTTCGATATTAGAACTGGTGGAGGTGGATTCACTTCAACAACTACTACTACAACTACTACAACCACAAATCAATCCCGTTCAGGTATTCATACTGATTTATCTTATGATACAGTATTAAGATCAGATGGTCGAAGAGTTGTTGAAGTCAACTTTGTACCATTTATCAGATCAAGAGAAGTATTCTTTAAAGCTCAATTAATGAAACCTAATACACAGGTATATGCTTTCTTTGATGGTGCAAATATTGCAGATTATATAAGAGGCCATGATAGTATATCAAATAATCCTTATGTTGAATTCTCAGATCGAACAGGAGTTGATACTTTTGAAGGAGATACAGAACATCCAGTCGGACCATACAAATTAGTAACAAACTCTGCTGGTGTAGTTGAAGGATCATTTATTATACCTAAAAACGATGCTCTTAAATTTGCAACAGGAACCAGGGAATTTAGATTATCAGATAGTTCAACTAATGACAGAAATACAGAAATTACATTTGCTGAAGCTTCATACCATGCACAAGGATTACTTGAGGTTACAGAAGAAAGAATATTCTCAACAAAAGTACCTAAATTAGTACAATCCGAGGTTAGAGAAGATAGAACACTAGTAGAAACTACAGTATCGGAAACAACTGAATATATTGATCCAGTAGCTGAAACATTCTTAGTAGATAAAGCTGGTGGTATCTTTGTTAAATCTGTAGATTTATTCTTTAGAAGAAAAGATCCTTCTATTCCAGTAAGGGTCACAATCCGAACAACATTAAATGGATTCCCAACACAAAGAATCGTACCAGGTGCTGATAAGATTCTATATCCAGGTTCTGTTAATTTACCAACAGATTCAAATGCAAATAATGGATTCGGTAATGCTGATGTAGCAACAAATTTTGAATTTGATTACCCAGTATATCTTTCACAGGATACAGAATATGCAATAGTAATTACCTCACAATGCGATAATTACGAAGTGTATGTTGCTGATATGGGCGGATTGGATCTAACAGATAGTTCACAAAGAATTACAAAACAACCATACAATGGTGTGTTCTTT